GATTTGAACCTGCGACCTCGGCGTCCCGAACGCCAAAACAGCACCCCGCAAACCCTTGATTTTACTGGGTTTGTGAGAATGCTGACTTGCATCTGACTTGCATGATATTTTATAAAATATCTATTTATGGTATTGTGATATGATTAGATAGTTTTAAAACAGTCTCTTTCGGAGCCAAATAATACGGTCTATTGTGATAAATTAGAATTTATATTTTATAGAGTCAGGCCTCAGCCAGACTCTTTTTTTAGGAACACATTGGAAATAATCTTTTAAGGTTCGTCAATATTAAATGTAACAAAATTTTCTTGCCACAATCCATTCCTTTCTTTCATAACCTCTAATGCCTCTTTTGAAAGGCCCTTGTATTTGTAGTGTGCGACATATTCAACAACTTTATCTGCTTTGTGACTCACTAAATATACCACTTTAAGATAATATGTTCCCTCGCGCTCATATATTTCATAATGATATACCACAGGCCTAGATCTGCTTGCAAGCTTAATTGGGTGTGAATCTTTACCACTATCAAAAACACATACAAGCGTAGCATTTTCCATTCTTAGATCATTCCATGCATCAAGGCTCATTCCTTCAATCTCGTCAGTATAAATATCTCGAGCTGGATCATCATCTGCATAATCCTCTAACTTATCCCTATAGGCATAATCACACAAATCATATAATCTTGTAACATTTCCCTCAACGTTTATAACACTATACTTTTTCCATATAGAAGCAACATTAGTCGGTATTAGAAATAAAGCTATAATTACTAAAAAACTAGCTAATATATCATGTTTTATACCTATCCCCTCCTAATTCAGATTCACTTTTCAAGATTAATAACATCATATTTAACATTATATACCATTATTTGTAATTCACAAAATATTTAAAAATAGAATATGCAATAGTTAGTATATTGAATCTACAAAATTTGTTATAATTTGACACAAATAAACTGTTATGGTATCATTTTACAGCAAAATGAAAATATAATTTACAGAAAGGATGTTAGAAATGAAAAATAAACTAGTAAAATTAGGAACGTCAATACTATTATTAGTAACATTGATGCTCCCAAGCACAATTGCAATGGCAACTGAGAGTGAAGATGGCTGGACAGCTTTGGCCTCTATGAAAACGCTTCGCCAAGATTTTACCACTGAAATTATTAATGGGAAAATCTACGTATTTGGGAGTGGTAAAACAAGTTTTAAAGCCACAACAGAAGTATACGATCCCGCCCAGGATACATGGACTTCTCTAGCTCCTATGTTAAATTCTCGGAACTATCATCAAACAGAGATGATTGATGGAAAAATTTACGCGATTGGAGGCCTTTTTGATAGAAAACGTCTGTCTTCAGTTGAAGTATATGACCCTGCCCAGGACAGATGGGCATCTCTGGCTTCTATGCCAACTCCTCGAACCTCTTTCCAAACAGAGGTAATTGACGGAAAAATTTATGCCATTGGGGGAAATGATTCGAATGAATTGTCTTCAGTTGTTGTATACGATCCTACTGAGGACAAATGGACTTCTCTAGCTCCCATGTCAATATCTCGTTCTCATCACCAAACAGAGGTGATTGACGGAAAAATTTATGTAATTGGAGGTGTTACTAACTCAACTGAATTTTTGTCTTCAGTTGAAGTATATGATCCTGCCCAGGACACATGGACTTCTCTAGCTCCTATGTCGACTACTCGTTACGATGCCAAAACAGAGGTAATTGACGGGAAAATTTATGCTATCGGTGGACATAATGGAACCTATATATCTAAAACAGAGGTGTACGATCCTACTGAAGACAGATGGACATCTGTGGCTTCTATACCAACTCCTCGTAGTGCTTTCCAAACAGAGGTAATTAATGGGAGAATTTATGCCATTGGGGGAGGATCCCCATCCACTCTATCTTCAGTTGACGTATATGATCCTGCCCAGGATACATGGACTTCTATAGCTCCTATGTCAAATACGCGTCGAGATCACAAAACAGTGGTGATTGACGGGAAAATTTACGCAATTGGAGGAAATGGACTCACCTCCATGGAAGTTTACTCTATTCCTTCTAACAATACAAAAAAACTAAAAGTAGTCCTCGAGCTAAATGAAGCCCTACAATTATCTATTGGTGATAATTTAAACAACAATACAAGCGTAACATGGGCATCTTCAAATACTTCGGTAGCCTCTGTTAATGAAAATGGTCTAGTCACCGCGTTGTCCACGGGTGATTCCACAATTACCGTTTCTGACGGTAACGGATATACAGATTCAATTGATATTTTAGTTGTTGATAATGCAGATACTCACAGACTGGCAATAGATTTGAATATTAGTAATTCAAGTCAATTAACCGTGGACGATTATACAAATACTGCAACCGCAACCTGGACATCCTCTGACCCTACCGTAGCCACCATTACAAATGCAGGAAGGGTAACAGCTATTAATGCCGGACTTGCATTAATCACAGCGACTGATGAAGAGGAAAATCAAATTGGTCAAGCCTATGTAAGAGTTAGAACATAAAAAATATCCCGCAAATATCTCCTGTATTATTTATCATTTCGATACATTATACAGGAGATATTTTTACACTAGACAGAATCATTTCATCTCAATCATTGGCACACTGCCCTTATTCCCAACTTTTAACCCCAGCAACTCAGCAACGTCCCTTGTCTTAATGTAAGTTGTTCCATCCTTACGAATCATATCCACTTCGCATTCCTTGCCATTTACAATAATCTTTTCTCTTGTTACCACTTCATCATCCCTTTCTACATAATTAATATAATCCATTAACAACCAATGAGTAAATTTATTCTTGCTTAGCGGTACCTCTCTTACCCCATAAGCGGAACCATCCGCAGCTATGTAATATGGCACACCATTTTTCATACCTGTATAAATACCCACATGCCCTTTCATCCAGACCAAAGCGCCTACAGGAGCCTGTTTAATTGTTCCTATAAGCTCCTTTTTGATCGCCCTATCAAACAATTGCCCCGAACCTAACACAACCCCTGTAGCCCAAGAAATCAGCCCAGAACAATCTACACAAACCTTACCCACCTTCTTTTCATCGGAATCCCAAACGCACTTTTTCCCGTATTGGCCCCGTAGGTAGTTAAAGTTGGCCTGTGTCATTACAGCGCCCTTCATACCGTATACATATGGCGTTCCTAACTTGGAACGTGCAAAAGCTACTAACTCTTGTCCTGTCATACCACATCCCCCTTTACCACTTCTCGGATTGCCTTATTCTGTGTAAGCATGATACGCATTTCCTCTAGTGCTGCATCTACCCAGCCAGAAAAAACGGTAAATGAAATCATTCTGGCCACCGCTGGGAAACGTGTAATAAATAAATCGTAAACATACCTTAGCTTTAACTGTCCTGTACCATTGCCAAGGGCCTTCTCTGCTTCGATGCAGGCGTATAGCAGCCACTCTTTGATTGTTTCTATCTGCTTCGCTGAGGGAAGTCCGTAGAAACGATAAATGGCTATAGCAACCACCATTGCTACCGCCAATATTGCAACCACAATAAACCAATTTTCAACCAGCCACATCATTATAATTCTCCTCTCTGGATACAACGGAATCATAAACAACCCCGCCTGCTGTATTCTCTCTCATACTTTTCATGGTATAGCCTGTCTTACTTACGCCCCACGCTGCCCATGGAAGCGAAACCATGGCAGTTAGCCAAGGAAAGGCTGAATCTGCGCCACGGAATACGCTATAATAGGCAAGTCCGATAACTCCAAGTGTGTTCACCCACAATAGAGCCATTTCCATCAGCATAATTCTTTTAGAAAACTCACCTTTTACATTTCTTCGTCTCAAGGCAACCGCCCCCCTGAAAGGAGATATCCAACCACCGCACCTACCACAACAGTAATTACCCGCTCCACAATGCTCTCCCAACGCTTTGCGGGTTTCTCGGCCAGAGTTTTCACATCCGCTTTAATCTCTCCCACGTCCTCTTTGATGTACTCCTGTTCTTTTTGCATCACAGAAAAAGAGTTTGTGAGCTGTTCTAAATTGTCCTGGCGTTCTTCCATCTTGTCCAAGCGGTGCTTATTGCTCTTGCTTCGCTGATCTACCTCAATCAACTTTTCTGAAATTTCATCCTGATTCATAATCCACCCCCTCATCACCCAATAAAAAAAGACCTCTCGGTCCTATCATTTCTCTAATGGAAAGCCATTTGTATCATAGCCTCTTACATTTAACAAAGCCTCAACCTCCGACCTCCAATTCAAAGGTACAAGTTTCATCTCTGTATTAGTTACATCGCACGTCCTTTTTTGGTTTATTACCAACATAAAATAA